GAGACTTCTTTGCCCCAGGGGTGGCTTTAGGCTTATTGTAACCAGCAAACCGTTCGCCGCGATACTCGATAGTCATTGTGGAACACCTTCTATTTGCCATTTATGAGTAGCATGTTTTTCTAACAAAGAAGAACCCTCAATCTTGCGTGGCTGTAAACCCTGTTTGCGCAAACGTTTATATGCAGGCATATCTTTGTTCCAACGCTTTTCACGCTGATTGGTTTCTTCTACGACAACACCACGGGTGGTAGTGGAGTTTGTGCCGGTATGGACCATTGATATTCGGCACCCAAAACAATCTTCTACGTCAAGGTTTGGGTGAGTTTCCCTATGCTTCAATGTAGTCACCATACCCTCCTGCGATAAGGTCTGCTTCTTCGGCAGCGGTCAAAGTATGAACATGCCCACCATGGTAGATATGGGCGACAAGACTGTCATCAAAAGGTTGTGACTCGGTAAAAGAACCGTCAGTCATTTTGAATACATTCCTGCCGCGACGACCAGGTTTCAAGTAAGACATAATCCCTGTCTCATAGCTTTCAGCCCAATAAACAAAATTGTCTGTGGGTGGTTTAAAAGTTGCCATGTCTAGACAATAGCAAAAGCCCCCCGCCGAAGCAGGGGGCTAGTGCAAATAAGCGGTAAAGCTTTAGGAGTTGTTTGTACCAATGGTTGAAGCTGATTCAATACGACGAAGTGCTTCTTGACGGAACACAGCGTAACCAACAAAGTGCTTCCAGCCGACAGGGCGGAAACGCTTGAGAAGGTCAGTAACCGTGCCGTACACGATGCTTGGCTGTGCGCCATACTCGCCACCAAGGGAAATACCCTTAGCAAGAGCCTGACGGCCCATGATGAGTGTGCCGTATGAGTCACCTGTTCCTGCTGCGCCAGCGCCGTTGAAGACGTTAGTGAACAAAGGAGCGCGTGGTGAAGCAATAAAACGGACACCATCAATCTGGCCGATTTCGCCGTTAATCAACGGTGTTGCATCGGTATACTTGTAAGCGTCACGCCAGCCTGCTGCGTCAGTAGCCGACATGAGGTCGAACTGTACGTCAGGATGAATAAAGCCCATGTAGTTGCCATTGATTGTAGGAACGTTTGCTGAACGGAGCTGTGCAACAGCCTTACGGATGTCCTTGATTGTGAGGGTTTGGTCAACTTTCATGCTTACGCGGGTGGTTGCGGTTTGTGCGCCACCGGTTGCGTAAATCACGTTTGTGCCAGCCTGCAAGATGTCACGGGCAAGTGTGTCAATGCTCAAACCAGCGTTGTAACCAACAGCCTGAGCTGCTACAGGGTCAACTGGCATGAACGAAGAAGCACGGAGTTTAGCCGTGGTAACAGTTGCATTACCATATTCTTCAAGTGTTACAGTAACTTGGCTGTCGCTCATTGAGACAGGTGTTACGTCCTCAGCTTCACCAAGAGGTGTGGTGGCAGCAGCAAGGTCAGCAAAAACTGTGAACTTGATAGATGCACCAGGGTTGGTAGCGTTGGTTGCCTGAACGTCTGCGAACTGGTCGAAGTACATTTCAGGGCGGAGTGCGAAGTACGCAAGTTTTTCAAATGCTACCTGGTCGGTAGACAAACTTGAGGTACTAATTTCGTTGGCGTAGTAATCGGCCATGATTTATTCCTTTGCTTGAGAGGGGTTTAGAGTTGGATTCCTTGTGCTTGTGCCTCTGCAAAGATGTCGTATACTTCTTGTTCTGACGCTGCATCTTGAATACGTTTAGCCCAAGATGGTCCTGGAGGTGCTGATTCGCTACCGGCAGCAATCTTATTAGACTGTTGCCAAGCTTGCTTGTCTTGGTCCACAACGTTATTTTGGGGTGTAATCAACTGTGCTTCTTCAGCGGCCCGCCTGATAGCTTCCGGAGTTAGTTCGCCGTCATAGCCTTTAACGAAATATTTGAATCTTGGGTCATCGGTTTGGATACCGGCTTTTACAAAATTCATTTCGCGAGAGGCTTGTGAGAACTCTGCCACTTGTCGGCGTAGTTCTTTGGCTTCCTTTTCCAGTTGTTTCATTCTTGCTCTCACAGGATTCTGTGGTTGCTCGACTGGCTGGTCGTCTTCGTCTTCGTAGAAGTATTCTTCAAACTCTGACATATGGCACTCTCCTTTAGACCGCACCACACCGGAGGAGCATGGTGGCTTCTTGTTGTTTTACACCCCATATGTACGCTGTCAGTATTGGGGGAACCCCGACAGGTTTCAGCACTCGGCTTACTCAAAGAACTATAAAGACATTAATTGCTTTTTGTCAATCACTGTCCTACGGTTTTTAAACCAGCAGATTGGGTAGGGGAGTATGAAGAACTAGCTTGCGCAAAGCTTCCACCGGTATCAAACTCGGCAAGGCGTTGACGTTTACGCTTGGCAATGCGTTGTGTTGCTGCTGCGTTGGTCCCAAGGGTTCCAGAAATCTGTTCTTCTTGGCTGATTGCTTGTTCGCCCTGCAACGGATTAAAGATTTCTTGCTGGGCAGCAATAGTTGCAAAACCTGTTTGTGCTTTAGATTTATCTATGCCTTCTTTGCGCAGCGCTTCAGACTGTTGGACCGAAAGACTAATTCCTGCTTGGCGTTGAGCTTCTGAACCAATCTCGGCAACCCTGGCCCTGTTGACAATAATGTCAGTAGTAACATCTGGGTTCATAAAGTAAGCAGCAATATCTCCAGTGTTTACATCTGGGTAATAAGTTTTTAACTGGGCAAGCACTTCCGGGTTGGCATCTTTGACGGCCAAGTAACCATTGTCGACACGGTAAGCTACTTCCTGCGGGGAAACATCGGCACCTATAAATTTTGCATAAGCTTCAGGGGTATCGTAAAAACCAGCTGGCAGGCCGCGACCCTGAACAGCGTTTTTGTATGCCTGCTCTTGCTGCAAATAGTTACTTATGGAAAATGGAGGTTTGTTGGCTTTTTCTAAAGCAACGTTTCCAGCAAACCGCTTTTTATACGCTTCGGTTTCTTTAATCTGAAAACCAATTTGGTCGATGCTCGTTTGCTCTGTGATTTTTCCTTCGCCATAAGCGGTCCAAACAACAGCGGCTAGGTCTGCTAAACCTATCCCGCTAAGCATTGATTTTAGTATTTGTTCTGCGTCTAGTTCAGCCATTATATGATCTTTCCAAAAGCGCTAGCAAGGTTAAACGCTAGTTCCCTAGCACCCTGTTTTGCTGTGTTTGTGCTCTTCCAATTGTATATAGAGTCCGTGCGTAGCTTTTGATTCCATTCACCAATAGACAAAGCTTTTGTCTGCCCATTTTCCGTGTTGCCGCTGTAGGCAAGTTGGAACTGCGGAAGGGTCATGTCAATCTCGCTTGGGTCCATCTCAAGGACCTTTGCTGCGTGCTCCTGCCATGGCCTTACGATTGTTGCCATGTCCATGGACGGGTCATCTAGCTGCTGGGCAAGATTGCCGTAAACGTTTTTTGCTACTGTACGCAGTGACCTATCAAAATCCTCTACCGTTTTCTCACCGGTAAGTAAACTTACAATTGTGTCATCTGACACACTAGAGAACATGTTCTTTGCATAGGTTCTGTACTTGTTGGCATTTGTACTTTTTAGAACTGTTTTAGCTGCTGCATCATTTACGTAGTTCCCGGTGATTGGGTCTCGCCTAAATGCCTCGCCGTAGAAAGCACTGTCAAGGGTTGCATCGTCGTATTTCTGGTCGCGAGTGTCGGAAACAAGTTTAGAAAAACCTCCGTTGGCAAACGGGACATCTCCAAAACGGGTTTTAACTCTGCGCGCCGTAGCAACGGTTGCTTTGTCCATAAACCAGGATGTACCTGGTGCAAGTTCATTCCAGCGTTCTTGAGTTATCCCACCATTTTCGGGACCATTAATTACGTCGACTGTTATTTTTTTGAGGTCGTCGAACTGTGGGTCTAGATCAAGAATCCACGCGTACTGCGGAAACTGAACTTTCAACGCTTCGTAATCAACCGCTGGTGGGCGTTTCTTTTTTCCACCTTTATTGTTCGACCCTGTTGTTGGCAAACCACCAGTTCCTCCGCCAGTTCCTCCACCAGTTTTACCGCCTGTTCCTCCACCGGTCCCACTGCCGGTTCCTGCCCCAATATTGTTTCTGCTTGAAGGGTTCTGCAGGTTATTCATTAATGGGGTGCCAGTAGAAGGCTTAGCTGGGGTTTCTGGAGTTGCAGCAGGGACTGTAGTGGTAGTGCTTTTTGGGGTTGTTGTAGTTGTTGTAGCACCAGGGGTGGTTGTAGTAGTAGCCCCAGGAGTAGTGGTAGGCGTTGTGGCTGGTGCGGTTGTTGTGGTAGTAGGGGGTTGCGTAGTAGTCGTAGGGGTGGTAGTCGTAGTAGTAGGTGCAACCTTTACAGTTGTATTGCCGGTGTTTCTAATTTGCTTTGCTTGATCTTCTATTGTTTTTGCTTGATTTTCTTTTTGTTTAATTTGCTCAGGTGTTAATCTAACCCCGGGTGCATTTCTTTGTCTATAGTTTTCATCAGTAGCAATTTCTTCCCTAATCGCAGCAGCTTTTTCGTCAAAAGATTTTGCAGCTTTCGTAATTGTATTTACTTGTTTTTGAAGGTCGTTAATTACTTTTCTTAAAGAATTCTTGTTGATATTTTTACCATCGTACAAAACCGTACTTGGTTCATCAATGCCTGACGGGCGCGTTCTTGGGTCGAATGGATCGTAGGCTGCTTTGGCTTCCGCTAATTTGCTCTCAAGAAACTTAAGAACATTTTTCTTGGGAAAATCATTTGTTTTTGGAGTAACAGTTGTTGGGGTAACAGTTGTTGTGGTGTTTTCTTCTTTATTGTCAGATTTTTTACTTTTTCCAGAAAGAAAAAGAATGTCTTTAAAACCAGGGCGAGCAACTTTGTAAACGTCACCAGTTTTACTGTCAACGTAAAATTTCCCAGGGGCAAGACCCTTTTTAGAAAGAGCAGGGTACACAACCAAATCACCAGGTTTTACACCTCCTGGGATTGTTGTTGGTGTTGTGTTTCCAGTTGGTCTAAAATCAAAACCTGGTGGTAATCCTGAATCTTTTTTTACAGATGCCATTTATATACCTTTCAACAAAGCGTCAAGCGACGCTCCTAATTGACCAAAACGCATCATTGCAGCTTCTTGCCCATACTCTTGTTCAATCTGGCTTTGTGCAATAGTCTGAGAAGACGGAGCCTGCTGGGTCTCGTTGGCGTTTGATTGACCAGCAGCGCGTTCACGTGATTGGACCTTGCTAACAATCTTGCTTACTTCTGCAGAATTTAATCTGCGTCCAATTGTCTGTTCAGCGACCCTGTTGGCAATGTTTATAATGTCATCATCGGAAGAAATTGAATACTTGTTTCCGCCACCTCCGCTGCCAGGTGCCCCCTGGATAGCCTGGAACTCGGAGAAGATAATTGGTTTTGCTACATCCCACGTATACCCGGTTGGGTTAACGGCAGCCAAGAACTGCTCCATAGCATAAACGGAGTTGTTGTCACGCCCGGTAACAGAAGGGCCAGTTTTGCTTGGGAAGAACCCGCGCTGGTACAAAGCGTTTAAAAGTTCGATCCGATTGGGTTGAGACATCTGCGCAAGTTCGGGTTCAGCATCTTTTGAGGGGTTGTACTGCTCACGTGAGAGTTCACCGTTTTTGTCAATCAACTTGTTTGATGCAACTTGAGCGCTTGTGACATACTTGCTAATAAAGTTTGTGCCACCGGTCACATTACCGGCTTGCATTGTAACGCCTTTAGGATTTGCTCTGTTTTTGACAGTTACAACGTCCGTCTTGGCAATGCCGGACTGTACAGCTTTTTGTGCAGCAGGACCTTTTACGGTTCTTTTGTTTTTGGTTAAATCAACTTCCCATGGATTAACAATAGTGGATGTATTTGGAAGAAGCAGTTCTGGTGGAATGTCGGCTGGGTTAGCTGCTTGGTTTGGTTGTACGTTTGCGTTACTCATTAGTCCTCAATCTCGGGTGCTAGTTTTTGGTCAAACACTCTAGAAAATTCCGGTGTAATAGATATTAACGCATTGGCTTTTGCCATCAAGTAATCTCGCAAAGGTTGTGCTGCTTTTGATTGGGCAAGACTTACGCCATTTGCATCGGCTGCTGCCAAGACCTGATCGCGGGTGTCCAAGTATTCATTTATGGCAGATGTAACTGGTTGATCCTGCACAGCAGGGTTGCTTGCTGCTCTGCGTAGTTCGGCAGCAAATGAATCAAGTTGCCCAACCGTAAACGTTGCTGTTGCTGGGAACCCAGGGTATTGCTGTGAGATGAGTTGGCGTTGGTTCTTGAGCCATGCGCGTTGTAGTTCGTTTGGATACGAACCAAAAGCCAGACGCAACTGACGATACTTGTATGAGCCAATTGTTTTTTGCGCGGTTTCAATAATCTCACGGCTTGTCAAGCGTTCGCGCTTGCCTGTTTGTAGTTGCCTGTCCCAGGCAGCAAAAGAAAACTCTGACCCAGGAGGGGAGAAATAACCTGCTGTATTTTTGTAAGCATCAAAGAAGTCACCGTTGTTGCGTTCAAAGTTTGCAAACTCGTTGGTTGCTTCCAGACCACCGTAAGTGGATCTTGTTTTTGAGGAAATATAAAGACCGACTTCCTCTCCATAGGTGTTTAGAAAGTTTCCTACAGCGCCATCGTAGTTTTCTTTTTGCATCTTCTGAAACTCTTTTACAAGCTCCCCAGCGTAGATGTCGCCCTGTTTTGTTTCGACAGAGTAGATAGGTGATCCTGCTGTTGGGCCAATAAACTGAGTAGCTGCACGGAATCCAACCATCCAACGTGCTTTTGTTTTGGCATCATCAAGAAGATCTTGCTTGCCTTCTTCTGTGTCTAGATTGTATTTTCCAGTTGCAGACAAAGCGCGCATAACGTCAACATACGTAGTTGCGTACATAGAGTCCATCTTGGATGGATCTGCTTTGATTGCTTCGCCAAGTTTCTTAAGCCACTGAGGCGCTCCAACCATACTCGAAACAAAACTTTCGCCTTGCTTCCCCCTGCCGTACGGCAAAAACACATTTGCAACCTCATCAAAAGCTGGCTTGTCTGGAAGAATCTTGTTCAAAGCAAATTGCCCTACCGGTCCAAGACCAGGGATAACTTGGAAACCCATTGTAAGTCGTTTTACGGGAGCGGCCAATGGGGCTTTTATGCCTGTGACAAATTTAGACAACTCGCCAGAAAGTGGGAAAGTAAATGTCATCTCACCCGTAACGGGGTCTTTGTAGAATAAACCGTTGTCGCCAAAGGCCGTAGCTTCAGTTAACCCGTTGTATGCGCGCTGAGAACGAAGGACAGCCGTTGGGTCCTCTGCCAAAATCTTCATATATTTCTGCATTACTTCTCGCCAAGCAGAACCAAATGGAGCAGCAATACGCATTGCATCTTCAAGGTTGTTCTTTGTGGCAGCATCAAACAAAACATCACCCATTCGCTTGCCAGCTATTCTGGCAGAATAAGCACTAAGCTCGCGTGCTGTAACTATTTCAGTAGAAGAAGAAGCTGCTTGCTTTTTAAGGTTTTTTATAATTTTTTTGCTAGCCCAGTTTTCGGAAGATATTCCCTCTTCTTGGGCTGCCATTGCTATTCTGTCAAGAACTTTTTGAGCTTCTTTAGGAGCAAGCAAATCTATATTTTCTCCAACAGCCTTGTAGTATTCTTGGCGAAAAAATGGGTCTTTTTCAAACTTGCGCATAGCTTTTGCGCTGACGTTGTTGAAGAACCAGCTGCTTATTTTTCTCCAGCTTTCTATTGGATTTAGACCTTGTGGGTTTTCGTTGATCTTTTCATGGAGAGCAAACCTTGGCATCAAGGTGCTGCCATCACTGTTAACAGTCCCAGCCAACCTGTTAATAAGACCTCTGAGGGTAGGAGAACCCTGGTTAACGTTGCCAACAAAAGCTTCTTCGTCGTAAAGATAATGAATGTCAAAGATTTCATCACCCGTGTTTGGGTCAATGCGCACATTCTCGATAGCAAACAACTTAGTGCCATCTGGTGTTTCACGGGTAAACATTGTTCCAACGCCCCAAGATCCCCCGTAGCTAACGCCGGAACCACCAACAGGGGTTATGCCATTCTTCTTTGCCCCTAGTGCTGCACCAGTGATTGTGTCCATTTCTCCTGTAGCAACATGATTTGTCAGCATTGCTAAACGCAACTCCTCCATATTGGCTACACCCATACCGTCACGTACAATGTGTTCTAATGGTTTTTTGTAATCTGAATTTATGATGATACGCAAAGCTTTGTTTTGTTCAGCAGAAGTATCTAGTTTTAACGGCATATAAAGCTGCTTGCCGGTATTTTGGTCTACATATTTAATGCCGTTTTTGTCAGAGAACGGCAAACCTCGTTTTAAGTTGCCAAGCATAAATTCTCTGTGTTCTTTTCCAGCGTCGGAAAACAAAAACGCCATAATCTCGTCGTCTGATTTTCCTTCTAAGACCATTCGGTATATCTCGTCACCACGGTAATGAGCCAACGTTTGGACTGTGCCCGTAACGTAGGCTTCAGCGCTTTCTGGGGCGTACTGAACAGGTACAAAATCGCCGCTCATGGAAAGGTTGTCAAGAACGTTAACTTGGTTATCTATGGAAGAAGCGGCTTTACCAATCTGGTTTGCATATTCAAGCTGAGCTATCCCGGCAGAGTTCATTTCTCCGGCTTTGAACAATTCGCCCATAATGTCTCCGCGGCCTTTTGCGCTCACGCCACGAGAACCCATCCAACGAAGATAATCAATAGGGTCGTTAAACAGGGTTGATATACCACCTTCCCCAGTAAAACGTTTTCTAAGTTGGCCACCATGTTTGAGTGTCATCTTTAACTGACCGTCGACTATGTTTCTAAACATGTAACCGATGGTTGCAAGTGCTGAAGTTTTCCAAATTTCGTTCTGCAAGAAGTCAACAGCTTCTACCAATTTGTTTTGCTGGCCTTCGCCATTGGCAATAGCTTTTTGTAGGGTCCTTCTGTACAAAGGATTAGTAGTAAGTCTTCTGATTCTGCGCATATCTGGCAAAACATGAACACGGTCTAGCAGATCGCCATAAGCCGTAGGACCGGCAAAACGCAATTCTTCAATTGGTACTGGTTTGCCACCCATAATCGCCAGCAATGTATCTTGATCGACCAAACCCTCATCGTTGAAACCAGCAAGAAGACCATTATCTGTATGTTGGCCCATGGCCGATATAAAATAAGCGCGCAGTTTGCCAACTAATTTGGCTTCACCGGAAATTGTTTCTTCAATAACTTTTTCAGGAACGTCAAAAGCTTTTAACGTAGCTCTAATCAAATCGTGATAAGCCCCTTGTGCTTCGTAAACGTCTCTTGAAGATCCAGTGTTTGCATAAGCTCTAACAAACTTGTTTACAAGAGCTTTTGATTCTTCTGGAGTTACCTTACTTCCCAATTGCTTAATAGCGTTGCGATAGTTTTTTACAGCATCTGTGCGTTGCTCAACCGTGCCATGAATGATTACGTTGGATCTTGGGACTTCGGAAAGCCATCTTTCTACGTATTTTGGTATTACTGCTTTTTGTATTAAAGTACGAGTACCTTGAAACGACTTTAACCCTGACATTTCGGAAAAACTTGTTGGAACAATTCCGGGCAATAGATCTCCAAAAATTGCTTGAGCGGCATTGTCGCTTGAATCCATGTGGCCAAATCTGCTAGCGGCACCAATAATCAAAGCTTTTATTTTTTGAGGGTCTTTTTCGTCTGCTAAGCGAATTGCTATTTCTGGAGGAATATTGCCTTTGTATAGTTTTAAAATGTCTTCTACTTCAGATGTTTCACCAATTGCCTTAAAAAGACGTTGGGCTTTTACGTTCTTATTAAAAAAAGTTACAGCACTTGTTGTATCCCATTGTGCTAGTTCATTTGCGTTTGCAAGTCCTGCAGCTACTTTTGCTGCTAGTGATGCATCTGCTTTACCAACGTAGATTGCATTTCTTGCAATATTGCCAGTTTTAATTGCTTTGCCAACAGAGTTTAATGGATCTGTTGCCATGTTAAATACAGCATCTACTGTGCCTGACAAAAATTTATAAGCAACACTGTCTACTGGCGCAACAAGACTCACTGAGCCACGACCAACAGTCCATGCATGTCCGTTGATTTCCCCACGGTATCTACGGGCGCGCTCTGCTTGTAGTTCGTCTAATTCCTTGCCAGCAAAGAATCCATCACCAGCAAGATTGCTATCGCTCATCATGGAGCCAAGTTTTGTTGATTGCCACCATCCAGAAATAGATGACATTGGACCAGTCCCGCCCTGTTCCGGACCGCTATCTAAAAAGTCAGATGCAGCGTTTTGCGCAACGTCTGGGGCTGCCTGCATTGCGGCAAATGTCCAACGAGAAGCTGTTTTGATTTTGCCGTAGATATTTCGTTCCCACCAACTTTTCTTGGATGGGCTATGTACGTCAGTAAGATCAACTGTTTGTCTGCCGGATGCATCAGCAATAGCTTTTTGCGTTTGTCCCGTAGCGTTTGCTTGCGCAGCGGAGTAGTTAGTTCCTGGTTGCGCCCATGGAATCTGGGCATATTGTCTGCCTATTTTGTTAGAAGTGTCTTGAGAGCTATCAAGAGCAACTTGTGCGCGTAATGCTTCTCGTCTTGCTACTTCTGCTAGTTGTTGTTGTCCGGTAACTGCATCAATAAAGCCTCTGGCCATCAGTAACCGTCCACCGAATATGATTCAAGCAACGCAGCAAGGTCGTCATTAGGGAATGCTGCGTAAATTGCACGTATTTGTTCAACTGTATTGCTTTCTGTTGACATACGCGGCAAAGTACCTGCCATAAACGGTGTAGCACCGGGTCCAAACGGAGCGCCAGCAGTAACCGGCTCGTTTGGTCGTTCAGTTGGCCTGTCAAAAGAACCAATAGTCCCAGGCATGGCGTAGTTTCTTTGCGGTTGCCCTGCTGCGCCGGTGTCCGTAGGGGGTCTACCCATCGGAACTACAGACTGTGCCTGTATTTGCTGCCCTGCGGCACCATAGGTCTGGCCTTTTGCAGCCATCTTCGCAACTTTTGTGGTTTTGTTTTGTAAATCTGTTCTGTTTGTATATTGTTTAGCCATTTAGACCATAGCCCCCATTGGTTGTGGTGGAGCACCGCCCCCACCAAGTTGTTGCAATAGCGCTCCTAATTGCGGTGGACCAGCTGGACCCGGTGGTGGGCCTGCTGGTTGTTCTGCGCCCATACCAGGCATTGCCATACCAGGCATAGTTTCTGGTGCACCGGCTGGGGCAGGGGTAGCCTGTCGAGCTTGTGCACGCTTTTGAGCTGCTTGGATAGCTTCAGCAAGACTCATCTTGTTTGATTGTACCTGCGTAGAGATGTAAGCAAGATCATCCGGCTGGTATGGTCCGTTTGGATCTGCTGCTTGTGCTTGGATTGATTGCAGCAAGGCGCTTTCAATGCCTTCTGCAACAATACGGTCCTTCTCCAACTCTGGATCAACAATCAATGGATCTGATTCACGAGCGGTTTCTTTAGACATCAAGCCAGTACCTAAGCGCTGACCAAGCCCAACAATAAGACTGTTAACGTCGCTGCCAGAAGCAGAGTACGAAACATAGTGAAAGTCGGTTTCCCAAAGTTTGTTAGGTGTGTAATCTGTGATCCCACCTTTGCGGCCAGGAATGTAAAATGATTTTGCTTGGTTGCCCCAGTAAGTCTTTTCGAGAGCAATAGCAATCTTATCTTCTTCTACCAAGGCTGATGCAAAAACATCCTGTGCTTCTTGGACGCGGAAGTCAACCGTTGCAGAAAGAACGCTATCGCCACGGCGACCAGTTCTAATGTTGCTTCCGGACTCTCCACCAAACTCGGGTGGGATTGAACCTTCCAAGCGCTCTTGGCGCTCAAGACGGTCAAGCGCTACGTCGGTTTTGTAACCGGGGTTCTGTTGCAGTTGCTGGATGTCTCCACCTTTAACTACACCAAGCTGGCCAGTTTTGCCATCGGCAACTTGCAGGATCTCTGGGTTTTCTCCTGGACGAGAGACCAAGTACTCGTCAGGGAAGATGCCGCGCTCAATAGCAATTTCGGTAAGAGCTTGCAAGCGCGCACGGGTGTAGTACATACCCATCAAGCCATCAAACTGGCCGCGTGGTTTATCCAGAGTAATACGTGAAGGCATAACTACAAGCGGCATGTTTGTGCGGTTGGCCATGCGTGAAAGCTCCACCACTTGCGCACCGGTATATGTTTGACCAGTTTGTGCGTCGCGAGCTTTTTCCGTACCAAGAACGCAGGTAACTATCTCATTGTCACAAACATATTCAAGGAGAGTGAACATGTCGTCCCATGACGGGTTACCAACATTCAATATGCCGTTAATTGCATAACCGTAATTTTGTGTCAACCACCGGTATGTACGGTTGTACGTAAAAATTACATTGTCCGGGATTGGATTGTCCTGATCTGTGCTTGGTGCAGCAAATGTATCAAGCGGGTTACGCAAGTGCCACTCAGGAAGACGTTTATCAAAGTTTGGTTTGATGAAGACTGGACTTGAAGAGTAGGCGAGCATGTGACGCGCACGACGACGCATCTTTTGATTCATGCGGTTCTGGTCCCAGATGGCAAGCATAGCGCGATTACGTTCACGAGAAAGCTTCATGCTTCTATCGTTGCCTTCACGCATTGCTGGAAAGTATGGCGTTGGCATCGTCGATGCCACACGCATACTCATCTGGTCCAAACCTTGTACTAAAAGATTAGCTACAGAAGATTTAGTGTTCCTATCAAGTTCGTTTAAGGGCACAATGATGTCACCATTTGCCAACCTGCGCACATCGCGCATTTGTTGTAGCAACGGTCCTTGTGCGTTCAAACGCTCTTTGTATAGTTCAACTATCTGTTCTGGTTGAATCATTTATTACTTTTTATTTGGTCTTCTTTTTTGCCGATTGATATTCGCGGTACTCGGAAGTTTGTGGTCGTCCGTAGCCTTCAGCCCAGTCAGTAGTATTCTTTTGTTTTGCAACTAACTTTTGTTTTCCGGCGCTCTTTATGCCTGCTGATTTTGAGTTCATGGCAATCTTCATTAATCTATTTGCTTCTTTTTTGGTTGCTCCCTCTACAAAAACAAATGTTCCTTGGCGGCCACCTTGAGGGTTGTCGTAGTTTCCACCCGGGGTGTCATCTCCTGATCTTCCACGGCTAACCGTGATAGAACCTTTAGAGGTGTTCATGCCATAGCCCTGTTGCCCGCGTGGGTTGCGAGGTGCTTTTGCATTTGCTGCTTTGGTTGCCTTAGTGTCAGCCATACGCACTTTTGCCGCGCTTGATGTTGGCTTAACTCGATTGCTTTCTTTTTTTGCTGCCATAATGGTCTCCTTAAAAAATAATACCGGTGATGCCAAAGAATAACATACTCATTTTTCTAACATCCAAGATGGCCTCCATTGGCGGGGAGGTAAAATTGGTTTGGTCAGTTTTGGCGCGTGCAGCAACATAAACCACATAGCCATAACCATGTCAGTACCCCTGGTTTTGTCTCTTGTCCATGTAGTCATTTCGTCTACAAGTGCAAGAGTTTTCCAGTTCCCGCGCATAGTTGGCAGCCGGACAGAGCCGGAACGAACTACAGTTGGGATCAAAGCCTCAACGCCAAGGGTCTCGTCAAGTTTGTTTTTGCTAGTGGTGTGTGGAACTACAAGCACACCATGCTCGGCCTGCCACCTACGCACAAAGTCGTGCGCCAAGAGAAAGCGCTGCGCCGCGTTAATCTCTACAATCCAATGGGAGATTGGGTAACCCATAGACATTGAACGGTTTTGCCACTCTTCCATGATGCCTGAGTACGTAGAGGTAGAGATGTTGTAGCCAAGAAGCTCTTCGGCTGTTAACTTGATGCGCTCGCAGTCAACAAGATGGAAAAGGTTTAGGTCTGGCTGGTACAGCCACCACTCAACTGCCCAGAACTGGGTGGGGCTCGGGTCGACTGAGCAGATAGATATAAGCGGCGGAGACAACCCAGGTGGGATATGCCCGGGAAGGCGGTCCTGGTCGATGCAGCCGTGGTACATAACACCATCAGATCCAATACCACCGGTTACCCAAACGCGGTCAATCAGCGCATCGTCCTGCTCGGCATCTTCTTGTTGGTAAACTACACGGAACTTGCCAGGGTTGTTGTACCGGATATACGACAAGTCTTTCCACGACAGGCGGTACGGGTCAAGAAGCGGACCCTCTGGCCAAGCTTTAGCTCCAGTCCTGCGGCTTTCCGGTCCGGTGTCTAGCTCTTCGTAATAAGCTTTGTAGATAATGTGGTGGTACTTGCTGTGCTTTACAGGTTCTACCGCATCCGGGTCTGGCTTGTTGTCGTCTGTATTCACATCGGACCCGTCGTAGTTGTCTCCAAAGTCATCGTAAGAAATCTTGGAAAGGCAATGCGCGTAAAGATCCTTGGGTCCGAGCCTCTGGCCAACCACAGCTAGAACACCACCCGGGTCTACACGAGCTTCGGCCATGGAGTCCCAACGCTCTATAAGACGGTCGCGGGCTACAGAGTCTTTGGCATTCTCCGGTGAGGCAACGTCGTCGAAGAGGCAGAGGTCGGCGCGGTGTCCAATAAACTCAGACTCAATACCATACGCAGAGACGGTAGGTTCTTTGTTGTCCAGACCACCAGGGGTAGCTTGCTCGACAACAAACTCTTCTGCGCGCCAAAGCGAACCGGTAGCTGTTGGCTTGAACCGGCCATAGTCAAACGCTAAGCAGCCTTCGGCGTTGAGCGCCAGGCCGCGCCTGACTAACTCGGGGTCTGGTTCCAACGGAGATACGCGCTCCAAGGTGTCGCGGATACGGCGACTGTACTGCTTTGCCAAGCTTTGACTGATGGAGCCAATAAGAATACGGATGGACCGGTTGCGAACAATACACCAAACTGCAACGTCGTGGAACAAAGTTGATTTACCAGCACCAGGGGCCACGTTCAAACAAAGGAACTCTTTCTCCTCCGACTCCAAATACTGAACAATCTTGTAAGCTGCGTCGACCTGCCACGGGGATGGGACGCGCCCAAGGTAGACGCGGCGGAAGTAGTCGAAGTCATCTCTGGCTTTAAGTGCGCGCTCAGTAAGGAGATGCTCGGGAATTACAGGAGGTAGATGCATGTCGGCAGACATGGCAATGTGAGCTTCCCGAAGGCCCTGGCCATTGCGAGATGCACCTTTAGTCTTCTCGTTAAAGTTAGCTAGTTCTGCTTTGGCTTCAATGACCTTTTGTTTACGAACCCACTTGGTTGCCGTAACATAAGCAATCCCTGCCATCTGAGCAGAGTCTTTGATTGTCATACCAGATGACATGCACTGCCAGAACCTTGCCCTATCGGCTATTGGTACTTCTCGTCTTCCCTGTGGCATTAGTGCTATCATACACATGCCTGGCCCTCGGCGTTGGTTCCCCTTCCCAACGTGCCCTTTCTGCGGGGGCCGGGCACTTAAATTCTTTTTTGCACAAGCACCAATAAAACCACAACCATGGTGTACACTGCTGGCAACACAGAAAGACCTTATCGCTGTTAAGCAGACAAGGCACGCGAGCCCAGACCCTATCGTTCAGGATTGACGCAGGTAGGACGGGCATTATGGCCGGTAACGGGGACCGATCCTCCATGTCAAAGAACGCCGCTAGCGAGTGCCAACCGCTTTAAATATGCGATACGTAGAGGGTAAGAAAACTAACAACAGGTGTCGGCTAGAACTACTGGTCACGGCCACCTTCAACTAAAGATTGTAAAGCGTGGGGGGGACTAAAAACTCATGTCATCACGGAGATGGAAACGATTAGCTACAAGCCCATCACCTACCACTAGCTGCGGCAATAGAAATAATAATTAGTTTTAAAAACAAACAGAACAATCCTCCCTGGTCCCCTACAGCTTTCACTTGTTCACAAACTCATCCAACCACTTGCCTCTAGAGCAATTCGCGGCCAACCACCGGAGACATGGGAACATAGATATATATGTCGAGAATGGGTATATATCTTATACCCCACTGGAGTGCCAAGGCAGACCCCCGGTTAGAGAATCCTGTAGCGTACCGACAGAGGTTGTTGACAACCGAGTAGGGGAGCACGGGGCAAGCGAACGTGAAGCGAAGCGGAACTGTGAGCGCTGATCGGTTAGGTACGAACGCAGTGAGTGCCTAATAAGATCCTCGCCGCAGGCGAGGCAAAATTTTTGACGGAGAGGGTGCTAGATTGCGTTGTGACGGGAGAAAATTTTTTACGCTGTAAATGCCAAATAGCCCTGAAACGGCGAACATGGGAGAGAATAGAGGCTTTATCGCCTAGTGTGGCTGGAAACTCTGACCATCTATTAAAGGGGGCGCGTGGGTCGCGAAAAATTTTAAGGGTGGCGGTTCGGTAGCGGTGATTTTGGGCAAAGAAAAACCCCGACAAGTCGGGGGGTGACTCGTCGGGGTTCTCTTTTTTGGGCTATCTGGTGGGGCTATCTGGTGGCGTAGAAGTCCCTCAATTCTTCCATCATGTTCACCACTATTTCCGCGATTTCGGCGGTCTTGGTTGCGCCGATTGTTTCATCAAATTTTCCATCTGGGGCGTCTAGTTCCCAGATCAACTCAATGATTTTATTTCGCGCGTCGTTCACTTTGGTGAAGAGTGGCGGAAATTCTTTCATTCCTGCTGGTTCTGATTCCATGATGTCGGCGGAAATTCGCGCGAGTAATGAATTCATTTCTTCCAGTTGCGGAAAAATTGTGTGGTGTGCGACGTTCATTTGT